AGATCGCCAAATGGCGCCGAAAGGGAGTGTGCCGGCTGGATATGGATCATCAGCTCTCTCAACGGTCGGATTTCGGGCCGCTACGACTTCAACCCGGCCAAACCTCTTGTACGCATCCCGGCTCTGTTGGAGTGTATCGGGATCGAGGATTGTAAAATAGACGGAATCATCGAATTGAATTTAATAGATTAACGAAAATGAAAAAATACACACAAGCGGATTTCGATGCCTTCGAGGTGATCGACGGAATCAAACAATGCCCCTCTGGAGATTACAGTGATATACGGGTATTCGGTAGGGGTTGCTCCTTCGGTAGGGGTTGCTCCTTCGGCGAGTGTTGCTCCTTCGGTAGGGGTTGCTCCTTCGGCGAGCGGTGCTCCTTCGGCGAGGGTTGCTCCTTCGGCGAGGGTTGCTCCTTCGGCGAGTGTTGCTCCTTCGGCGAGTGTTGCTTCTTCGGCGAGGGTTGCTCCTTCGGCGAGGGGTGCTCCTTCGGCAGGGCGTGCTCTTTTGGTGAGTGGTGCTCTTTCGGTGAGTATTGCTCTTTCGGCAAGTGGTGCTCTTTCGGCAAGTGTTGCTCCTTCGGCGAGGGCTGCTCCTTCGGCGAGTGTTGCTCCTTCGGCGAGGGGTGCTCCTTCGGTAGGTGTTGCTCTTTCGGCGAGTGGTGCTCCTTCGAAGATAAAGGCGAATATATCGGCGATTATCCTTTCCTGGCTTTTGTGGGGTTCGGCTCCCGGATTGGCAGCAAGGTTTACTTTTTCAACCTGCAAGACGGCATTTATGTCCGTTGCGGCTGCTGGCTGTCAGATATAGCGGGGTTCCGGGAGAGAGTCAAAGAGAAGAATGCCGATGCAATGTACCTGGATTTATGCGATCTGGTCGAGAGGAAGTTTGACAGAAAAAACTGAAAAATACTGATGTATGAAAACGAGAATCGAGATTTACGAAATCGCTGATCCGAATCATATCGTATCTGACGGGGAATGGTCCCGAAAACTTTCGGCTGCCGACATACGCAATCATATCAATTATATGATGCGGCCTTTCGATCCCCGGAAATATTCTTCTCGCGTAGTATATATCAATCAAAAACAGTAAATATTATGGAACAACAAGCAACGGGATTGACGCTGTTCAACCGTCAAATTACCAGCGAACGCACCCAGAATTATCTGACGAGCGTCCTGGGAGCCAAGAAAGACAGCTTCGTAAGCAACCTCACGGCACTCGTCGCCAACAACAAGGCATTGCAGGAGTGCGAGCCTATGGGCGTGATGTTCGCCGCGATCAAGGCTACGGCCCTCGACCTGCCTCTCGATCCCAACCTGGGTTTCGCCTATGTCATCCCCTACAAAAACAACCGGGAGGGGCGCACCGACGCCCAGTTCCAGATCGGGGCGAAGGGATTTATCCAGCTGGCCATCCGCAGCGGGCAGTTCAAAACACTGAATGTTTCGGAGGTCAAGGAGGGCGAGATCGTGGATGAAAACCTCATCACGGGTGAAATCACGTTCAAAAAGGCCGAGAATCGGGACGCTCTCCGCACGATCGGATATGTGGGTTATTTCAAACTGACTAATGGCTTCGAGAAGATGCTTTATATGAGCTGCGAGAAGCTCGAAGCACGCGAGCCGGTACAGCCAAACCTATGGATCAAAGAAGGACTACATCCGGGCCGGTAGTAAATGGACTACGGATTTCGATGCGATGGCGCGTAAGACCGTGCTGAAACAGTTACTGTCAAAATTCGCCCCGATGTCCGTAGAGATGCAGGACGCTGCGAAATTCGATCAGGGCGTGCTGGGCGAAAACAACTCGGTACGTTACATCGATAATGAGGAAACGGCGGCAATTCCCGAAAGCGTGGACAAAGCGACGCTTACGAGCCGCGAAGCGATCAGTGAAGCGTTTATCGGCGGTCAGATCACCGAACAGGAGGCCGACGACCTGATGCAGAAGATCGGGATTACGAAAAACGCGGTCGAGGATGCGACGGTCGAGGCCGAAGTTAATCTGTTCGACACCAAAAGCGCGAAGCGATGACCGATTCCCGCTATTTCGAACAAGGAACTCCGGAATGGTATGAAGCGCGTCTGCATCGATTCACTTCCTCCGAAGTGCATAAGCTGATTCCCGGAGCACGGGCACGGCCCGGAGAACTGACCAAGACGGCCGTCGCTTATGTGTTCGACAAGATCGCCGATCGCATCACGGCCGGGGGTTGTTTGGAATACCGGGAACTCAACACCAGAGAAATAGAATGGGGACGCGAGCACGAAGATACGGCACGGCTGGCCTATTCGACGATTATGAGCGTCGATGTCCAGACCTGCGGATTCTTCGTCTGCGAGGATTTGCCCTCTTTCGGCGGAAGTCCTGACGGGTTGGTCGGGGAAGACGGTTTCATCGAAATAAAATGCCCCTACAATTCGTCCGTACACGCCCGGTATCTGGCTATGGCTACCCCGGACGATCTGCGACGCGAGAAGCCCGAATATTACGCCCAGATACAAGGTAACTACCTTGCGACGGGACGACGATGGTGCGACTTCGTAAGCTATGATCCCCGGTGCGCCAACTCGCTGCTGGCCGTCAAGATTCTCCGCATCCCACGAGATGAAGAGTACATCGACCGTATTAGGGAGGCAGTGCTGGCAGCCGTGAAATACAAACAGGAGATAACGTCCAGAATGGCGCTCCTGGCACGGCAACAGCGGGCATCCACTCCCTAAATAATCTCCAAGTATGACGACAAGAAAGACATATCCCCCCGTGGTCGGAAAAGGAATTGGAAACATTGAAAGAACTCTATCCCGATAACGACAACGAATATATAGGTTGCTTGTTGAATCGCACTCCGGGGAGCGTAAAGATACGCGCCGTATGGAATGGCTGCCGCAAATCCTATGAGTTTATACAACGCCGAAGAATGACGACGGATAACAAACCCCGCAAAATGGTCGGATGTATTCCGAACCCCTTGCCGGTTATTGAACGGTTATTGAAAAAACACGGTTACAAAAAATAAAAACAAGCATGACAATGGCTATAAAATATGTAATCAGAGATCGCAGACATAAAGAATGTGAAATATCAGTTAATAAACCTTATAATATGATCATGATCTCCCAAAAATTTGAACTTAATGACTGGAGAGAACATATGTTTTTTTTAACGCCCGAAATGGCAAAAGACCTTGTCTATGTATTGCAGAATATGCTAAAAGAAGACAATGATCAACAACCAAAATAACGCTATGGTATGGCCAGAATCAGAACCATAAAACCACAATTTTGGGATGATCTGAAGATCGGCCGCTTATCGCGCGATGCCAGGCTGCTTTACATCGGACTTTGGAATTTTGCCGATGATTTGGGCGTAGTAATAGCCGACCCCGTTTGGCTGAAGTCTAAAATATTCCCTTACGACAAAATACAACTCCAGCAATTCGAAGGCTGGTTGAAGATGCTCGAAGAAACCGGATTTATTAGTCTGCTTTCCGTTAAGTCGGAAAGATTCTATTATCTGCCAACCTTTTCCCGTCATCAAGTAATCAACAGACCTAATCTGGAGGATGTAAATATACGTAAAGAATTGTTAGACAGTGCATTAAATGAAATCACGGAACGATCAGTGAATAATCACGGAACGATCACTGAACGATCAGTGACTATAAAAGGAGAGGATAAGGAGTATATTACTACCAGTACTTCTACTGGCGTAGAAGATACTGGAGTATCTGTGAGAGATAATATTATTTCTTACCCGGTAGAAGACTATAACGCAGGCGCGTGCGAGGGGACCGAGAACCCCGAATCCGATCATCCTAAACGCAAATCCCGTAAGACGCTCCGCAAGGATGATGCAGGGATTGAAGAAGCTCGGATATTGACGTGGCGTGATGATTTTGAGATTTACAAAAACGAGTTACGCAAGGCCTATAAGACGCTCCTACAGGATGACGCTTGGATTTCGACGCAACAACGTTTCAACCCGAATCTCAACATTGCCCTCTCGCTCGAAAAGGCTTGCGTAAACTTCTGGGCAACGGAAGCCGGATGGCAGCATAAGCGAAAGCAGCGCACAAAGACTATCAACTGGAGGCAAACGCTCACAAATTCGATCAACAGCCCGCAAAACAAAGTTTACAATGACAACGGAATTAGCAAAAAAACCGCCAACAACGGCGTTAGCGAAGATTTCAAGCGTGGAGTTCTTGAAACGCTACTCAGTGGCGGCAATACAGAGTAGCTGCCGTATGCAGTCGGCCGTGGCTTGTGCCGAATCCCAAATGCCGGTGTTATCTGTATTGCGAGCGACATACGGCGAAAAATGGACGGCTGCATATCTGGTACTTTGGATCGTCAATGTACAGGAGTTTTTCAATATTTCAGCCAAGATGAACGACGCACAGGTAACGGAAACGGCCTACATGATTTTGGACGATTTCTGGGCGTTGAACCTTGCCGATGTAAACCTGGTATTTACCAATGCCAAACGAGGGCAATACGGACAACTGTACGGACGAATAGACGGATCGATCATATACGGTTGGTTTCAGACATATTTCGAGGATCGATGCAATGCCTGCGAGAACCGCACGATACGGCAAGCCGAGGCTACGAGCAGCGATCACCCGGTAACAGATGCCAAAGCTGCGGAGTTTATCAAATCGCTTATCAACAAAAAAGCGGAAAAGATTGCAAAATAGACGGAATCATCGAATTGAATTTAACAGATTAAAGAAAATGAAAGTAATCGTTACCTTCTCAGGAGGCAAGGACAGCCTTGCGGCGCTGTTGTGGGTGCGCGAGCATATTACCACCAACTTTACCACCGTGTTCTGCGATACAGGCTGGGAACACCCACTGACCTATGAGTATATCAACCGTATCGCCGACAAACTGCACCTCGACTTGGTAACATTGAAGTCGAAGAAGTACGACGGGATGGTCGATCTCGCGCGGCAAAAAAAGCGCTGGGCCTCGACGCGGGCGCGGTTCTGCACGATAGAACTCAAAACCAAACCGACGATTGACTATGTGCTGGACGAAGTTCAGGACAATATGCTGATGATTCAGGGCATCAGAGGCGCGGAATCTCCGGCGCGAGCCAAGATGTCGGCGCAATGTACGTACTTCAAATATTATTTCGAGCCCTACGGTTATGACAAAAACGGTAAGCCGAAGAAGCACAGCTACCGTGGTAAGGATGTCCGGGCATTTCGGGAAAAGTTCGCCGACGATTTGCTTCGGCCCGTGTTCGACTGGTCGGCGCAGCAGGTGATCGATTACATCCTCGCCGCAGGGTTAGAGCCGAATCCTCTCTACCGGATGGGCTATAAGCGCGTCGGGTGCTGGCCGTGTGTGATGGCAAACCAGCGCGATATTCTCAATATCGCCCAACAATCTCCCGAGCGTATAGCGGAAATAGCAAACTTCGAAAGAGAGTTGCACTCTTCTTTTTTAGGCCCGGATAAGATTCCCTCCTACGCAATTACCAGCGGAGAGAAATATCCGACAATAAACGATGTCGTGCGCTACGTCCAATGGCAGAACGCGACGGGCAGTTTGTTCGACGACGATACGGCGACCAGTTGCATGAGCTTTTACGGATTGTGTGAGTAAACAATAAAATAAAAATAAAATGAAAAAATACACACAGGCAGATTTCGATGCCTTTGAGGTGATCGACGGAATCAAACAATGCCCCTCTGGAGATTACAGTGATATACAAGTATTCAGCGATAGGTGCTCTTTCGGTGAGGATTGCTCTTTCGGTGAGGAGTGCTCTTTCGGCAAGTGGTGCTCTTTCGGTGAGTATTGCTCTTTCGGTGAGTATTGCTCTTTCGGCAAGTGGTGCTCTTTCAGCAAGCAGTGCTCTTTCGGTGAGGATTGCTCTTTCGGTGAGGAGTGCTCTTTCGGTGAGGAGTGCTCCTTCGGCGAGTGGTGCTCTTTCGGCAAGTGGTGCTCTTTCGGTGAGGATTGCTCTTTCGGTGAGGAGTGCTCCTTCGAAGGGAAAGGCGAATATATCGGCGATTATCCTTTCCTGGCTTTTGTCGGATTCGGCTCTCGGATTGGCAGCAAGGTTTACTTTTTCAACCTGCAAGACGGCATTTATGTCCGTTGCGGCTGCTGGCT